GCTGCAGACTGGAAATCGCTGTCTTCCGGCGCTTGCCCCTGCACAAACTGCCCCTGGTCACCGACATACCCGAACAGCAGATTGCCGTATGGAGTGAACTGCGTGATCCGGTTGGCGTCTGCCTGAGCTGAAATCAGCTCGTTAGGATCAGGCGCTGGCGGTGGTGTAGGTGCGCTCTTGCCCATCTGATACTCCGATCCACTTACATTCTTGTTTCAACATTCCGAAAAGCACTGCGTCATGCTTGCCGAACATCTTCCGCAGCCGGCCTTCCTCTACAAAGCCAAGCTGCCGGTTCATCTTCATCGCCTTGTCATTGGCCTCGCTGCACGTCACCAGCAGGCGCTTGGCACCCACCTGGATGAACGGATATGCAAACAGGCCAAAAAGGACAGACCGATTTGCCCATCGCTGGGAGGAAGCAGCTATTGACGCCTCGATCTGCCCATCTCGGTAGTCGTGATACACGCAGGCCGCGATTATCTCGCCGTCACGTTGCACCCCGATGGCCGCACTAGGGCCGAATCCGTCAATGCCAATACGTTGAGCCGCCCAGCGCTTCAGGTAGTCATCAGCGCCAAAGATCAGACGGTTCATTACTGGCTCTCCTTTATGGCTTTGAGTACTTCATAGACGTTGGGCGGTGGCGGTTGATCCACCTCCCACTGACACAGATACTCACGCGGCTTCCACTCACCGCGCTTGAAGAACAGTGTTTCCTGCGTGTTATGTGCGCCGCGATAAACGCAGACCTCTTGGGTCTTATCGAGCTTCATACACTTCACTAGGCGGCACGTTGTCAGATCGTTTGCCCAGTCGTTTGCTTGTGCTGTGTGCGCCTTGAGAAGCAGCACAAACCCTGTCAGCGTAGCCAAGCCGGCTCCTATCACGACCGTCCAGGCAACATACTCAATGATCTTCTGACGGCGCTGCTGAGCGGCGTAGATCGCTTCCTGACGCTGTTTCCTGATCTTGCCCTCTAGGGCGATCAGCTCGTCCCACGCTGCCACGCCCCTAGTCAGTTGGATCATTTGCTTCAGTTGATACCGTTGATCCTGAAGCTGTTTTTTTGCCGTGAAGGCTTCTAGCGCTAGGCTCTCAATGCTTTTGCCCTTGGTCAGCTTGAGGAACAGGCTGGGGTTCTTGGCGCTTTTCTCTAGGTGATCGACATCTGACACAGCCGACATCCACCGTGACAGATCCTGCGTCATCTGTTCCAGTTCGCGGCCAGCGGCAAAACCTTTTTGCAAAACCTTAAATGCGCCTGTCGCAACCTGGACAGCCGTGCCGATGGTGACTGGATCGAGCATCAGTACACCTTCACTTTGTCTGGATCTATGAGCTTGGGCAGGCAATAGGCCGTCACAAGCCCGCTGCGTCCGCTTTGCTTTGACAAAGCGCGGGCATAGTAGGTGCAGTCATCAACACTGCGGAAATAAAGATCGTTTGAAACAAGACGCTTGCCTGCCGATCCATCTTCCATAATGAAGACGAACAGCAGAAAAGCGTGGATCACTGCCCCAGCAGAACGCCTACAAGCAGGACAATGGTGGTGCCGGCTGTGCCGATCATGATCGTCTCAATCCGCTTAATCCGCAGGATCGTCTCCTTCCAACGCTCCGCACAGACCGCCTCATGGGTGTCGAGTTCAGCTTTGACAGATGTGACGGTGGGCTTGCTCATGATGCGTCAGATGTTTTGAACGGCGTGTTGCCGCAAATAGAAGGCCAGCAAGCCTCAAGTTCTGTCACTGAAGTCGCGCTGTCGCCAACGGCTGGCGCGTCACGCAATGCTTGCTTGTCAGCGACGATTTGACTGGTATCAGCGCCTGTTTCTAACGCACGCATAAATTCTGCATCTAACGCCGCAAATTTGTCTTTACGCGCCTCACGCACAGCGTCAGCAAATATTTTTTTTGCTGCGGTAATATCTTCCGTAATTACATCGCCACTCAAAGACCAGGCGTCACGAAAATGCCTCGATGATGGCACAGTGATTTCACTGGCATCGGCGGTGTTTTCGTCCTTGTCAACGATTTGCACTGATGCTTGAGGATTAGGAGTGATAACCATCAACTCAGGGGCGGGGAAATCATCCTCTGTTTGGAACCCATCATTCATGCTGCTAATCTCCAAGCGTTGCGCCATCTACGATGAGACGGCAGTTGCTGCCGTTTGCAAATTTTCATTTTTGGCCTGTTGCCCTCGTTGTAGTCCCGCCAGATCCTTTCTGGCACGTCCTTCATTATGAGAAATTCAACCGCCTGTCCTTCTGTCAGCGGCGGCATCGGCTCAAGGCTATGCAATAAACCTTTTTCGCCTTTGCGCTGTCTATGCCACGCCTCTACCGGCGGCATCAAATTGCCGTGCATTAACATCGCCATGCAGTGCGGGTCTGGGTACATTACCGCAGCGCAGTCCATCTCTATGTCTTCATAGACAACAACGTAATCAGTCCGCACTGGCTTGAGGTTTTCTTTAGCCCAGCAAATTCTGTCGAACAGTTTGGTGCCTCGCCAATTTATCAAGACAAGTCCCCGAATGATGTTGCTACTCCGAAATCTACATCCCTGCGCGTGTTGCTGGCATCTGCCTGTGTGAGACATAAGTAAGAGCCTGCAGCGTAAGTAGTGATGTTGATAATTGTGGTATTACCAAATGGCTCATTACAGGAGCCAGACGTTGCATAATCTACATTAGCAAAATCATTGTTGATGTTTGGCTGCGCGTTGCCTGTGCCGTTGTCCGTCACGCTGCTTGTGTTAAAGCTGTCGTCCACCTCAAACGTGCCAGTGCTGTCGTATTTGACCCATTGCTTGCAAACACCTTGCGTGGCGCTTGTTGTGTTGCTGCCTTCACCTTTTATGAAGATTTCGCCACCAGCCTCAATTTTCATTCTTTCGGCGTTTGAGGTGTTGAAAGCTATATAACCAGCCTTCTGATTGTTGATGCCAACATTGAGGCTGTTGTTAATCGAAATATCTAAACCACCGCCACTAGCCGCAGCCGTTGCATCGTTTGTCATGCGGAAAGTTGCAGAAGACCCCCCGCCATCAATTTCAAGCTGTGTAGCTGGAGACGAGGTGTTAATCCCGACCTTTCCATCGTCCTTTATGTGAACCAACTCAGTGGTGTTTGCAAAATTATTGAACTTTACGTCGCCCGTGGCAGAGCCAGCCCGGATGACAGTCGCATTGGAGCCGTCATTCGTAATGCGTGGCCGTGATGTGCCGCCGGTATCTTTTAGGTGAAAGCCCCCGCTTGGCGCGTTGCCGCCTTCTGCACCTACATATCCGGTAAAGGTTGCGTTGCCAGCGGTCGAAATAGTCAGTCTTTCATTATTAGACGGAGACGCACCTTCGCCTCGCCTAGAGATATGCAATTCTCCATCAGCGTCTGCCGTATTTATAAGCCATCCATTGTCTTGGTTGGACTGCTTCAAATACAGGTGGTTTGCGCTGTTTTCAATTGTCAGCGGGAAGTCGGGACTCGTAGTGTTCACACCCAAATTACCCGACGCAACAATCACGTCACCCGTGCCATCCGGGTCGAGGGTGATGTCGCCATTCGTGTCCGTAGACGAAATGGTGTTTCCATTGATGTTGATGTTGTCAACATCTAGGTCGGTATTGATGACGACTGTGCCGGTGCCATTGGGCGAAATGTTGATGTCGCGGTTTGATGTGCTGACAATCGAATTAGTCTGGACATCGAGGTTGCCGCCAAGCTGCGGGGTGTTGTCCTCAGACACATTCTGCAGAGCTGAGTCAGCAGTCGAGCCTTGAGCTGCTGTCGCGTAGTCAGCGGAATTAAAGGCTTTGACTTGCGCTAGGTTGGTGACCTCGCTGTCCATCAACGCACCAGCAGCCGTCACATTGGCTGTGTCCGTAACATCAGCCGACGCCTCAATGCCGTCGAGCTTAGAGCCGTCAGTAGCTAGGTCGCGGCCATCAACCGTGCCGCCCACAGTGATATTGCCGGCGATTGCAGTTGTGCTGGACGCAGCGGTAGCGTTAGGGGTCAAGGTGAGCTGCGAGACAAAGCTGCCGCTGATCTTGCTATTTATGCTAAGCGTGCCACCATCCGCGACGTTGACCTTCCACTGGTCAGCGTTGTCATCGCCCTGGTCGGCCTTCAGCACAACGCCAAGCGCCGCGCCTTCTACATTGGCCGCGATCTCAAGTGCATTATTGGTCGTCTCGTCATACTGGATCGTGACATCGCTGTCGGTGCCAAATACCAGGGTCTTGTCATCAGGGATCGTCAGACCTTCAGCAAAAGGCACAGCCGCAGTGCAAGTCTGAGTGCCGTCTTTCAGGATACAGGTGGACAGGCCGGTAGCCATGCCGTCAAATTCTTCATCCATGCGCGAGGCAAGGATTTTGACCCCATTGTCCCTGTCTGTCGTCCAGTCATAAAGACGCGAGAAAACGCCGCCGGAAAATGCCATTAGATCGGCCCTCCTGGTGCAAAGGTATAGTGTGCGGAGATGAAGCTGATTGTTTGCGTACTGGTCGCCACCTTGACGCGCAGCGCCATAGAATACCCAAGCCTGTTGACTGCCTTGCGCCGCTTAGTGACGCCAGATCCGCTGGTATCAGCCCAGAAAAAGTCGTCCCAGGTTGCAGTGTCCCAGGAAGCAAGGTTTGACGCGAAAGTAACTGGGGAAACATCAATCGCCGCTGCGGGCGCTTGGTCTACCCCGACGCCAAAACTGAACACAACGTCAGTCTCTCCCTCAAGCATGGGCTGGACACTGCTGAAGCGCTTGATGCCAGCACGGTCGTTGAAATAGTTGTAGCTGGTCACAAGATCGCCAGTGATGTTTTCGCCATCGTCAGCGTCACCGCCTACTTTGAAAACTTTGCCGCCGGAACTGCCAAAATATGTGTCGCCGTTGAACTGGCCCCAGACTGTTGAGGGCAGATCTTCAAAGATGCACCAAGCGCGGATGATCGGATTGAAAACGTGCTGGTTATATGGGTCGATGCCGTCGCCAGTGGGGTAATTGAAGTAGACTTTATCGCCATCAGGGCTGACAAAGATTTGCCAGCCAGTATCGCTGCCTGTGAGCTTCACCTGACTGATGACCGTGCCGCGTATCTTCTCAGAAATCGCTGCCGCCTTGTTGCCGATGATGTCCTGACGCACAACCTGGCTGAGCGGCAGATAGCCCTCTCTAGTCATCACGATGACATCGCCACCCAGCTTGGCAATGGCACGCTTTTCATTGATCGGCTCAGCTATGCGGTAGGTGCCAACCAGAGCAAAGTTTGAGGCTGACGGATCTGAGCCGCTGTAGATCAGCACCTCGCCAGAACTCATGATGAGCGCCAGCAGATCATCAACGCCCTCGCCGCCGTCGATAGTCAGCGTCGAGATCATGATGAGGTTACCACCGAAGGTGCCAACCAGGCCGACCGGAAACTTGGTAAAGTTGCCCTGGAAAGTGTCTACCGTGGCCGAATAGTAAAAGTTCTGATCTGAGCCGGTGAAGTAGTAAACGCGGTTTTTGTAGGCATGAACGCCGGTCAGCGTATTTGCGTTGACGCCATCAGACAGCGTGATCGACAGGTCGCTGGCGCTTGTCCCATTCCAGCTAAAAGGCACGTTTGCCCCTGACGGCACAAAGATGGATAGGTTGTTGAACTCGATGCTTTCGGCCCTGCCGTTTGCGAGGCCGGTCTTTTTGCTGACAGCCGTGCCGCTATCAATCTGGTACAGCGTGCCATTGCTGCCGATAGCCAAGAGCTGGCGGTTCGCACCAGCGTTATGCTCAACAAGCGTTTCAACATCACCAGTGCCTATGCCGCTGCAAAACTCTGTGTAGCCATCACGCAGGGTCACCTTCTCCACAGTCGGGAAAAAGTTGGACATCACGATTGCGTCCGTTGGCGGCATGGCGTCGATGCTGTCACGGCTGTTCAAGCCACCGACAGGCGCTGGCACAGATGCCGCTTTGACGCGATACCTAGAGGCTGTTGGCAGTGCCTGGAGCATTAGCTGCTGACCCCATATCCGCTATCAGGCAGATTGTAAGAGTAAGGGCTGACCAAGTAGCGCCGCGCATCATCGAGCGTGATGATTGGCGCGCCACCAGAACGGCTGATCGCCTGGCGCAGCTCTAGCTGGTACTGACGGAAGTCCTCATCATATGCGAGGCCGTGCGCCTGCTTGAAACGCCAGGTTGCGCCCATCTCGATGAGCGTTTCATCAAGGATGCCGACATCGGTATCAGCGGCAAAGGCAGCTTGCGAAGTACCACCACTGGTTTGGTTCCAATGGCTCGACAGATACTCAAAGCCGATTGTGTCGGCTGCAGTAGGGGTTGGAGTAATGTCGAACTTCAGCGCGTTGCTGCTTGCCTTGAGACGGAAGCGATCAACGATGCCGGCATCTACTGTGCCGTGCCGATCCGATTGGAACTGCTGCGGCGTGATTGGGCCGACCATCTGATCTAGGTCGGTGCGATTGTAGGCTGTGCCACTGACAAAGCGGTCAAAATCGCTGGGCAAGTCATATGCCTGCGTGCCGTTGACCGTGGTGAAGGTATGCTCCTTCATCAGTATCGGCCAGTTAGTGGCCCGCATGAGCTGCTTGCCCTCGCGGTTGATTATGACTAGGAGCTGACGTGCAATCGGATCTGTGTTGCCGACAACAGTGGTCGGGCGCTCAAATCCGGTGAAGTCAGCTACCGTCTGTGCTATCGTCAGCAGGCTCATCAGCTACTTCCTCAACCTTTGGCGCGGCTTTCTTGGCAGCGCGTTTCGGCTTTGCTTCCATGTGGAGCTGGGCAATCTTGCCGAGCTGCACATATGGCTCACCCATCTGGCGCAGCAGCGTTTCTTCAGCCGCAGCCAGTTCTTCAATGGTTTCGATGCCTTTCAGCTCAAGCTCAATGCGGCGAGGCTCAGACATTCCAGGCACGTCGCTCAGACCGCCGCCCTTCTTCTTGGGCTTCTTCTTGCCGGCCTTGAACTCAGCCCAGGCTTCAGGAAAGCGGGCGAGATCTTCAGGGCGGGCTGGGCCTTCCCAAACGTCCTTTACGCCAGAGACGACGATGCGGCAGAAGTCGCGCATCTGGCCGTTCAACTCGCGTTCAAAAAAGATACCTTTTGCGGGCATTTATTCCTCCAGTTGTAGGGGTGAGAGGGCGACCGAAGCCGCCCCCTCCAGGGAGATCACATCGGGAAATCGCAGATGATTTCCTTGTCGCTGATGTCGCCAGCAATCGCACAGACGTTATCTGTGACGGCTGCGGAAACATCGAGCGTGCCGTCCGACGATCCAGTCGGGGTCAGCGGGTCGCCGTCTGCGCCTGCAGTGAGGGCAGTGTTAAGCGTTGCCGGGCCTTTGACCTGAACCCAGCAATACTGACCATCGGTCGGAGCGGACTGCAGAACACCAGCGCCGATCTCTACGGAATCCGAGAGGTCGGAGGTCACCTGGTTGTTCTTGTAGCCATCAAGCGTGTAGTAGTACGCCACGTTGCCGGATACGGCTGCAACCGAACCAGCGCCAGTGTCATACTGCACATACTTGAAGATCCGCGTACCGTTGGTGTCGTCAACGATGGCACCAAGCTGACCTAGCTGAAACTCAGGCGTGTCAGCGACTGCGGTGGGGTCAATCCCCATTACTGATGCAATAGCCATTACCAGTCTCCTCTAGGTATGGATGACGCCTTGCAGCGCACGGTTGGAACAGGTCAGGTTACCCGACCAGAACATCGGCGTTACAAGCGCATCTTGGTTGACGGACATCCGCGCCTCACCAGGCACGAAATCGCGACCGGCAGCGACTTCCATCCGCAGATAATCTGTGTTCAGGAAGTACATACGGTCGGTGTTACAGGCGTCATCGAACACGACATCCGAGTTCAGATACTGGACGCTGGTGAAACCAGAGTTGGCCAGATCGTCGCTGGTGATGCGCTGGATGGCCTGCAGGCTTCCGAGGAAAGCCTTGTAGGCGTTGGTGCCGGCCATAACCAGGTCAGGCGAGTCAGCGCCGCGAACAAGCTGCAGATAGATGTTGTTCATATCTGCCTGCACGTTTGCTGTGCTGAAAGCGTTAGACGTGGCAGTGGTCTGCACGTTTTGCCAGAAGGTGTAGGTCGAGGAGTTGATCCCGCCCACAGTGCCGGTGCCGGCATCAGCTACAACGAGCTGAAGGCCACCGACTTCCTTGCCGTCGCTGCCGGTGCCATCGGAGTAGATAGCAGTCGAGAGCGTGTTCATCATCGACTTCTCAAGGACGTTCACACGCGCCTCAAGCAGATTGATGATGGCCTCAGTGCCGGAGTTTTTGACTTGCTCCAGGCCGCTGATGGTGACGTTACCGGCAAGCTGCTTGTATTCAAACTCAGCAGCCGTCAGCACGTCAGACGGCGAGACATCAAGGGTTTCGTAGCCGCTGTAGAACTGAACAGTTCCGTTTGCAGCATACTCAAGTTCACGCACGATAGAACGGCCAGTCACAGTGGTCTGGTTGCCGTTTTCGCGCATCCGACGCAGCAACGCATTGTGGTTGCTTACGTTGTCAGAGAGCTGTCGTGACCGATTGCGAAGCGTGGTCGTGACAATCTCTGAGAGGTTTGGGCTGGTTGCCATAGGCTTTACCTTCCATTCTCAAGTTGTCGAATTGACGCCATGATGGTGTCACGGACAGACATCCCCGCTGGAAGCGCTTGTTGAGCTGGTGCGGCACTGCCTCTGACTTTCGACCTTTGCGCTTTTTTCGCTTTCTTCACGGCATCTGTCTTCACCGTGTCCTGCGACTTCTTCAGCGCGTAACTGTCCATCTCTGCCTTTCGCAGCTCAGGATCGGCGTAAACCGCCATTTCATAAGCTGTCTTCAGGTCTGGAGCGTTGCCGTTGCTGATAAACGTACCCATTACAGACCGCACCTTTTCAAAATGCGGATGCGCTGGGTTACCGTTTGCATCAGTTTCAGCGGCAAACTGGTCGATCAAAGACTGCGTGCTTTGCTGGACGCTTTGCTGTGCTTGTGTCTGTTGGTTTTGGATGAAGCCGGTGAGCTGAGCTACTTGCTGCTTCAACGCCTTCACTTCAGGATCTGCATACTCGTCCTCCAGGGCGGCATCGTTGCCGACTGCCCCGATATCCACGCCATACTGGTTGGCCAACCAGGCAATAGCGTTTTGAGGGTCTTTCTGCAGATATTCGTTAGCAGCCATCAGTTGCCTGACCGCTGCAACGTCATCCATGCCCGCCCTTGCGAATGTATCGCGGTGCGGTGCAAGAATCTCATCGAGTGCTTCTGAGCGCTTGCGGAGAGCCGCTACACCTTGGGTCTTCTTGGTGTAGTCGGCTTCCATCTCCTTGTAGCGCCGCATCATAAAGTGCTGCGCTTCAGGCTCCATAGAAGCAAAATCATTTTTGAACTCAGCAGGCCAATGGCTCATTGGCTCAAGCGCCTCAAGCTCTGGCGCTTCTTCTGCCTCGTCTGTTTCGTCTAGGTCTTCTTCAGGCTCATCATCAGCCTCGCTGACCTCGACTGTCTCATCTGGCGCGGGTGGCTCACGCAGACCATCTTCCTGGTCGTCGCCGGCATCTGCGTTCAGTTCTTGCAAAGTCCTGGCAACTGTCTCAGCGACTGTTTCCGGCCTTGCTGGCTCGGCTGGTGCGGCAGCATCGGCTGCGGCCTCAGCGGGAGTGCTATCAAGCGGGAGTTCTTGTTCTGTCATTTGAATAGATGGTCTTGGCTAGTGCCTACCTCCACAAAGTTATTGCGCCGCAGAAACTCGCGGTGCTGGGAACGGCTGGTGATCCAGCCACGATCTTTCATGTTCTGGTAAGGCTCGATGTCGCTCAAAATGGAAACGCCGCCCTTGGGGGCGGCGCTTGCCTTGGGTACGATCTGACCATCCCTGAACACAAATGTCTGTTTGCTCATCCCATCAGCATCCTTGCTGCCATGTCGCGCTGCGCCTGATCCATCTTGCGGCGCGGCCTGTTCAAACTGCCAATAGCTTGCATCATCTCAGGGATTACTTTGCTGAGAACCGCCGCAAGCGGGCTATCCATTGCCTCGCGGATGATCTCTTTCTCTTGCTCCGACAAAGCCTGGTAGGCTTCATTGGCGCGTTCCATATCGACTTCCATCACACAAAGTCCCTTGGGTTGCCAAAGATGTTGAGATTAGGCGCGGCTTGCTGTGGCTGTGTCATGCCGCGTGTTTGCAACAGATCAACCAGAGTGCCGCCGGCATATCCATACGGCTGGTACAGATTGCCCCGCCCACTATAAAGGTAGTAGGGGTTCAGCAAGTAATTCGCTGCCAGATCGTCAATCACTTCCGGCGTTGTTGTGCCGGGATCGACTGTGGCTGGTGGCTGGCTTGCTGGCTGAGATGAGCCGCCGTCATCACCGCCGCTCATGTTCTGCCCTGCGGTGCCGCGCACTAGGTTTGCAAACGGCCCTTCATAGTTTGGATCGTTGCGCCCACTGTAGACGATGCCACCAAGGCTGTTCATGCTGAGCGTGCCAGGCCCAGCCTGTACGCCGGTGACTGCGCCAGTGATTGGGTCAATCGTGCCGGTGCCTGTTTGCTCAACCATGCGCTGCAACTGACCAATATTAAACGCCTGAGCGTCTGCCGGATCAGGAGTGTTGAACAGTGAACCGAGCGGCCCGCCACCAAATATTGTAGCCATGCCAGTCCCAGGCGGGGTGCCACCATAGAGATCATCATATGCGTCTGCGAAAAACCCGCTCATCGGGTCGTTTCGCCCAGGCGCACGATCAACGCGATTGCGCGGCGTCGGCCGGTCGGGATTTGCCAGAGACTCTTGCGCTGCTTGGTTTATTAGCTGCCGTGCAAGCTCAGCCTGAGAATTATCCGCTGGCGGCGGCGCTGCAGACACAAGCCGCTCCGGCGGCAATGCAGCGGGCGGGGGTGGCGGCGGGGCTGGTTGAACAGCGGCTTGAACTAGTGCCTCCACATTAGCTGCAGCTTGAGCGTCCCCTGATCCAGCGCTAGGCAATCTAGGAAGCCCAAAACCTGGGTTAAGCACCGGGTCTGTTCTAGCAAAATCTTGGAACGCGCGCTCTGTCGTTTGGTCTACTCTGACAGGCTCAATGTTTCGGCCCATCGTAACGATATCAACAATCGGATCTGGCTCGTTGTCACTGTCAGGCGCAGGCGAGGCTTGCCTGACGTTGGTCGTGCCGCCTACCGGACGATCCTGCGAAACCAAGCCGGGACGCTCATTGTCGCGGAAAGATGCG